TAGATAGGTTCCACCCTGGCCCCAGTATTCATCCACCATGTTAGCCATAAGTCAGGACGCCAAATTGGTGGAGGACGTTCGGTAAATCACTAGGTAGTCACACATGATGACGCCAGCGGGTTGATCGGCCTCCACAAGGTTAAAGGTAACACTGACCGGTTGAATGTCCATAGCATAACCCCCCAATGTCAGATCACTTGAAAGCTTGGAGTGAAGGCTTTCGATGATCGGATCTGCCACTTGGTCGGGGATGTCGCCACGCACGATCACGGTCACGCGCACGGTCATGCGCCACGTCAAAGTAGGCAGACTGGTTTCAATCCGAGCTATATCGGTGATCGGCTCTACGACCAGTGCAGGCGATTCCCCCCGCGTCATTGGCTCGACCCGGCTGCGATAGATCCGCGTATCTACGCCAGTGGTTCCAGTCAATGCCGAACGGATGGCGGCCAGGATTGATTCGCGTTTGGTTGCCATATCTATGCGGAAGCGACTTGGACGACGGTACAGATGATGCCAGGGACGCTCGGGTGAGCAAAGGGGCTGGTCTGGGCCGCCTCTGCAAGGATGTAGGCCGCGACGTTGCTGGTCGCCCACATCAACTCGATGTAGTCGTTGGTGGTCAAGCCCAACACGAAGTTCACCGTGCCGATCACGTTGCCATCAACACTGCCATGCCGAGCAATGATGCTGAACCGGCTGTCGCTAGCGGACACGTTGGTGCCGTTCTTGCGGAGCCAGACGTTGATGTCGTGAATTGAACTATCCGTATTGCTGAACTGAATCGAGAACGTAATGCTGTAAATGCCCGGATGATCGAAAGTGATCCGCTCGTTTGAGATGATCTTGGTGCCACGGCTTGCCGTGTCAATTTGCCGCAGCTTGATCGCATAGGCCGTGTTAGCCAGCGCCGCCACCTGCGACGTGTCATCCCAGAACGAACCCCAGTAGCCAGGGTTGCCAAAATAGGGCAGGCCAGACCATGCCGTTCGGCCATCGCCGATCTTCAAGTTGCTGGTGTCACTCTCAAGGCCAGGCTGGCCTTGTTGTGGCACTGGATTGATTGATGCCCAGTTTGATCTGCTGTTGATCGTAAAAACGTTGCTCATGTCTTTTGCAATGCAATTTGAACAAAAGCACCGTCATCAATCAGCATTGTTTCCCTAACGGTGAAAGCAGTCCCGCCCACGGTAATTGAACTACCGCGAACGAGACTGCCAAAATCTGAAGACCTAGCAGTCAGTGTGTAATCGGTCGTTAAGACCATCCCATCACTGATCACTTGACTTGGGGTGTCAAGGATTCCAATTGCTTGCGTCGCTCCAGCCACACAGGTGAGGCCGAAATCAGCAAGGAACATTCCTAGGTCTTCAGTCAACGCCATGGAAATCAGCCGTACTTGGCGGAAGCCAGACCTTGGACTGAAAGCGCACCAGTGCCCGTGCCACCGGCAACAGTCAGCGAAACTTTGACGAAACGCTTGATGTCGGTCACATTGACATACAGTTTCTGACGAGAAGCAGTGTTGGCAGTTGTGGTCGTGAAACCACCGCCGGTCACATCGGTGTAAGAACCACCAGAAGTGTCGGAATGGGTCAGCTTGACAGCAAAGGTGATGCTGGCGCCGCCGGCAGCAGCGTCAAGGAGAACGACCATGTCGCCTTCGTAGCCAGACAGATCAATGGCACTACCAGTGGTAGTAGAAGCGCCAACTGCAGTGGGGAACAACGCGATTTGCGTCGTTTTTGAGCCGAGGTTAAGAACGGTCATTGGGGTTTCCTCCGTTTGGAAGGTGTGGGAATGGCTTGGATAAACTCTTCAGCTTTTGCAATACCGATCAGGAATCTGGCATCGGCAGGGGAAGCCTCAATGACTTCCCCCACGCGAGCCACGCAACCACCGGCCATTGTCTGGCTAAGGATGCGGATCATCATGATCAGAGGGTGTTGTTACCGCGAGAGAAGGACTCGGGGTGACGGATGGCGACATCCACATCCTGCATTGCAACCACGCGAACAGTGCCGCTGGTGCTGTTGGTGTAGGGATCCACCATGATGTCCAGACCGGACCAGTAGCCAATCAGCATGTCGGCAAAGTTGCCAAACCACAGATCGCCAGAAGCGACTTGGTTAGAAAGCACACCGCGATAGCCGTTGACTTCACCGTTCTCCATCAGGAAGATGCCGGAACCGGCGTCCTTCTTGGTGGTCTTCAGGTTGCCGCGCATTGCGGCGTTCATCAGATAAACAGGTGAACCCAGCAGAGCGTTGGCGGTAGCCAGATCAGACTCGAGTGCGACCACTTCAGCAAATGTGGGAGCGTCAGCAGCAAAATCTTCGGTGCCGATGCCCGAGATCAGCTTGAGACCAAGAGGCTCGCTGTTGGAGCCGGTGCCATACAGACCAGCGGCGTCGATCTTGAGGCCAAGAACGGCAGCCAGATCACGACGCACCATGTTCTCCACGTCAATGGAGGACTGCAGCATCAGGCGGCGGCTGTAATCGGTGAAGGCAGCAACCGTTTTGGGGGTCAGGCTGACCTGATCAATGGTCTGCTGGCTTTCGGTGGGAGCGCCAGATTCAGCAACCCAGTAAGCGGTGGCAGCGCCCGACTGACGGGGAATTGCAACGTTGCCAACCAGACCGGTCAGCACGGTGGCGCCAGCCTGATCAAGGGCGGAAGCGTTACGCAGCAGGTCGATGAAGGAGGCAGTGTCCAGCTCGGTGGCGACGACGTTACCGCCAGCGGTGGAAACACCAACGCTTAGGTCACGACGAAGCACTTCCTGAGGGATCGTGATGCCACGGCTCTGACGACCGAGCTTGGAAGCAGCGGCTTCAGAAGCGGCAATTTCAAAGCCAGCAGCTTCACGCGCAGAGCGATCAGCAGGGTTGGCAAGATAGTTGATGGCGCGAAGGAAAGAGAAAGACCGGGTCTCCTCATTGGACAGGCCGATGTCGGCAGCGTTGTTTTGCACAGGCGTGGCGGAGATGCTCATTTTCTCAAGAAGGGCGGTGCGCAGCTCTTCAAGACCACGGGAATTCGCAATGAATTCCTGGGCCATGTCGCTGTTGTTGGTGCGATTGCCAAGGGCAATCATTTCGGAAAGCTCCTTTGCCTTGGCCTGTGCGGCCTCAGCGCGGATCGCCTCCAAATCGAAGGTAGGTTCCACGGGTGTTGACTCCGAGAGTGGTGGGTTGGTAACGGCTGAGGCCGTAGTTGAACACTCACTTATAGTAAGGGTTCGACCAATGCCAACGGATTGATCCGCTGGCACGGTCACCAGCGAAATTTCAAACGGTTGGTATGACGTGGCGCGATAGGTGACTGGATCTGTGCTGTTATCGGCTTCCATTGCATTGATCTTGTAACCAAAGCTGACATTGCGAAGAATGCCGTCTTTAATCAATTCCTGCATTTCACGACCAAGGTCGTTATTGGCCATCTTGACTTCGGCATAACCGCGCTTGTCCTTGATGTAGGCACGCTCTACAACACCAACAATCTTGTCAGAATCATGCTGGAACAGCAGTGGTGCGCCATCATTCAAGCGACTGAGGTCCATGGCGCTTTCGTCCATGCTCAGTACTTCCATGCCGAAATAACGCTCTACAGGCATTTCGCTGGCAAAAGGAAACACAACACGTCGATCGTCTCCCTCAGCAAACTGAGTGCTGGTTGATCTGCTTAGCGTCTTGCCTTCCAGAAAGCGTAACGCTGCAATTTTGCTGAGCGTTGAGAATCTGTGGCCAACGATCGTGTCAGTCTCTTCGTAGTTGCCATCATTTTCCCCGTAAACCTGGATCAAGGCCGCCGGGTCTTCTTCTGTCGCGTTGATCGTAAAAGACGAATCAGGGACATCCAGTGATCCTTCTGTGATCACACGGGTGATCTTTCCTCGCGCCATTCCGCCACTGCTGTCCCATTCCACAAAATCACCAACCTTCAACGAGCCAGGTTCAGCGCGGTCCATTATTTCAATTGAGCGGCCTTGCGCTTTTTTGATGGCAGTTGATTTCATAGCACTCCATGATTGTCCGGGGTCGCCCCCCCATGCCGCCCATGCTACCCGGCCAGGCGATGGATAACCGTCTTCATCTTGTGTAAATCCCTGGCCTTGCTTGTCCACTTCGTGCCGGGCAAACCATGCCGCCATCGTGATCACGGTGGCAGGACTCAGCTCATCACCCGACAGAATCTGCGTGGCCCTGCGTGCTGCCACCTCTGTGCCGCCTTGCTCGCCATCAGCCTTCCATGCGCGGTAACGCTCCGCCTCAGTCCTCATGCCCTCGGTTGGCATCAGGTTGATTTCTTTGTCGCCTACTTTTGCCATTAGTCGTCCTCCTCCTCTACAAGGTTTGCAGGTTGTTCAGTCGGTTGCACTGGCATTGACTGGGACACACCGTTGCTTGACACTTCTGAAGGGTCAGTGTCCAACACGATACCAAGCTCATCAGCAGTTGCAAGCTCATGCTGGCGTTGCCGCATCTGATCGTCAAAATCACCGCCATGCA